AAAAAAACATATTAGTCTAAATTCTCACCTGAGTCATTCCTCGAGTCATTGGTGAGAATTCAGAATTTGTTAAAATTTTAGCGCTTTTATACGGCAGCGTAAGAAGAAGAGGACATTTTAAGTGTATTTTGAATGATTGCTGCCTCCATCTTCTTCCATATAAGAAGAAAATGAGTAGATGCCTTTATGACCTCTTGATGGTCTTCAGGAGTTTTAGCAGATTCAAACTTTGTTTGCAAATCTTCGTATAGATTCATGACTATGGTGAAGTGTTCCATTTTATTTATCATATACCAAGAAATTTTTTGGGGCGAGGCGAACGCACTTTTAATCCAGGACCTCGACTGCTCCTGCCTTCAGTGTGAGAACACGGGTAAAATGGAGTATAACGTAGTGCGTAAGATTGGCGGACGTAAGCGTACCTGCCGTACCAGCTGCGTCAGCAACAGCGCCATTCTGCGAAAGTTCAACCGCAATTTGGTAACCACTCGTAGAAGTATTAATACCACCAGCATCTGGCTGAGACGAAAGGAACTGCTCAAGATTAACTCCGAGATGGAACATGGCCTCGTCACTGGGATAGACACCAAGAGACGTACCATCCTTAGAAGGAGCAGAGACCTTATCCTGCCGTGCAACTGCCGTAAGAGGGAGATTTGCCTTCGTACGAGCAATGGGCTGCCCAACATACGTAAACCACGAGGTCAGCGAACCTCCAGCAACCGACCCGAGCTGATTGTATGCCTTCTGAAGCTCCTGGAACGCCTGAGCGCTCGACTGAATCTGGAGCTGAGGGTAGCGCTTCGAGTTAATGATGACCTGATACGAGTTAAACGCAAAGTTTCCTGCCGAAGAGTTATTGCGCCACAGAGACGAAGACTCGGCTGCCTGAAGTTTAGAGCAACCATAAATGCCCTTAAGGAAGCGAGTACCCTTTGCAACCACGATACGAGTAAGTCCCGTAGAGCTATATGCCGTAAGGTCAGCGCCAACCGTTCCACTTGCGGGGATAAGAGCGGGTTGAACCTGGTAGGTATCAATCGGATATGCGACACCAGAACCATTAGGCATCTTGAGTTCCTGGTCCATGAGTGCATAGTAGTCAGCAGACATGCGGCAGCAGTCATACGTAAGAGTGACATCACTAAGATTAATCTGCGAACCAGCCGCCGTTACCCACGCAGGAGCAGCAGCCGTCGGGTCTTTCTGCCAAACAGCGCCCTGAAGAGACGAGCGCATGAGAATCTCAATCGTTACATCCTGGAAGTTACGGGCCGCAAACAGCGTAGGAATGCGGCAAAGACCAAGAAGAGTAAGAGGGATAGAATAATAGCGCCCATTATCAAGCCAAGAGTTTCCGACATCCCAGCGAAGCTGAACCTGCTGAGAATTCTGAGTATCAGGCGTAGAAGCCGCACACGCATCTACATACGTCCAAGTAGCAGGAGCAGTGGCCGCAACTGGAGGAGTACCAGGAGCAGCACCCTGGCCCAGATATCCACGAACACCCTTGGCATCAGCCCACTTATCATAAATGTAAAGACCTTCAAATCCGCCATTCTGCTTGTAATAAGCAAGAGGCATCGAACCCTGTACGAGCGCATTCATCAAGTGCCCGACATTGTTAAGAACCTCTACCGTCTGACCGCCAACCTTCACGTTAATCGTATCAACGCACGAGAAAATGTGGTCATCAATCGCAACCGAAGAAGCAGACGATGCCTGTGCCTTAAAGTTAAGAACGAGCGTAGAAGTATCAATATAATCATTTTGGTTAGCAACACGAATAATCATTAGCTTAGTACCAGAACCGCCGACGGCATACGAATCACCCGAAGACGGAACTTGCGTGGCGGTATAGCGCTCCTCGACTACGGACGAACCCGTAAGGCGGTCCTTAAGCATCGCAAAATCTGGAACGACCTCTTCAACACGGGGCATTAGGAATGGAACAGTAAGCGCCGACATTTTTGTTTATAAGCATAGGAAATAAAAATGGGAAATTGGAATGAAAATAGATTTTTATTAAATCACATTATAAGACATTTCCTGCCGTTGTAAGTGCTTGACCTGCGGCGAATCCTCCTACTCCACCTGCCTTAGCGCCGACAATAGCACCTGCCCCCTTGAGACCTTCTTTGAGTACTCCTTTAATATCTCCATTTTTAACAGCTTCAGTGGCATTCAAGGCGGCGTTGCCGACGCTACGTAAATCATTGGCACTCATACCTCCCCAAATAGGAATATAAGAAGCACCTTTTTCAGCGAGACCTACTGCTTTACCGAGTACAGGTATTTCTTTAATCTTTTCAAGTAAAGGGTTCTTGTAATTTACTTGGTCTCGTCCAAACTTGATACCAGTATCAACAACTCCCCTAATATCTCCCTGTAGAAGTTTGCTCCCGCCAGTAGCAACAGCATCAACTCCCTTTAGCAGATTTGTAGCAGTCCAACCAATTGGCGTATATTTTTCAATGCCTTCAGCAATTTTTCCAAGAACAGGCACACTCTTAACTTTGTCCCATGCCATTTTGCCGAAGGATTTGACATGTTCCCAGCCTTCACCCATCTTTTTGCCTAGCCAATTGAAACCTTCCTTTATTTTAGAACCAACAACTCCCATGTGTTTTAATTTAATAGCGAGAAAACTAATCACGAGCAGGAGGAAGAACAACAACTGGTTCTTTCTCTTTTTCTTTCTCTTTCTCTTTTTCTTTTTCAATAATCTTTTTCTTCTCTTTGCTTGGAAGATAGTTATACAGCTTACGTGCTGATTCTGCTCCTCTCATTATTAGACGAGGGTCAAAACCAGTCTTCTTCTGAATTAGGTCGCTCAGATAAGTTTCACCGCTACTAATTAGTTGTGCCGCTGCCGTTCCAACGACAGGAAGATTTGCCAAATTATTTTTAACTGAGTCGTAGTATCCCTTAATCTTATCATAAAGCGCAAGGCCATGACCCATACCATTTTTCACCTTACCAAGTTGACGCCTTATGTTAGGGAATATGCCAGAAAGTATTCTACCGAGAAATCCCATCTTCTTTTTTATCTTCTATCCTATAAACTTTATTTAGAGTCCTAAATCGTTCCTTCGGCGGTCTTGTATAATCAACAATTAAATGTCCGTAGTCATCAGTTGATTTAATATGTTTATAAATACTCACAATATCGTCTGTGGATGCAAATTCGCTTTGATGTTCGTCAGCTATTTCTTCTAACATCTTTTTGTTTACACCCATAATTACGAGATGTGTAACGTTCGTCATACGACAATTTCTGTTAATATGTTTATAAACTTGTGCCGTTATTATGATTGATATACCAGCATTTCTCCCACTACAAAACACATCATCAATAATATTTACACTACTTCTATTCACGAGTCCTTTTGATGAATAGTCGTCAAAGATAAGTAGAAAGCGATAATAGCGTAATCCCTCATCTTTGCGCTCTTTTTGTAGTATACGAATTTCATCTACAATATTTTTTATTTCAGTCTCATCAAATTTGTTGTAGACATCAACATTTTTTATTTTCTTGAACTGGTCATTATAACGAGGCGAACCATTCCAAACTAAAATTTTGTCAAAGAAGTCTTTATACATATCTGGACTGCTAATCATCGTATAAAGAAAACTGGATTTACCACCTCCAGAACTTGCTACCATCACAGCACGAAAAGGATGCCCAAAAAGGCGTTTATCTAACCTTTCTACTTTCAAATCTTTGGTCTCACTATCAACTGGCATCGGGAGGATTTTCAGTTCCTTCGTTTCCATTTGTACCATACGCAGAATTTTGTAATGCGGTGTCTATTACTCTTGCTACGTTAGTTAATCCTCTCGCCACAGGTCTTACATACTCTGGAAGTTCTTTTAGTAAGTCGGTTAAATCTTGATATACGAATTCTTTGATAGAAGGAGATGATATACTATTGGCTTCCAAAATATTCATTAGGAAGTTCTGGCAATTTGTCGTGAATGGGTCATACATAAAGAAATCGTGTTCACCCATTCTTGCTTTTGTCTTTTCAAGCATTTCATTCAGAGTAAATGTGCCTCCAGGCGAAACTTCCATAGCGTCTTTACACGCTTTATAGTAGTATGATAGATTGATAGTTTGATTTTTCTCAATCATCAATGTTTTGTCACCAGCGTCAAATAGCATATATAAATGAAAAAAGCGGTCATATCCGTACTTCTTTTTAAGTTCATTCCATACTCCTAGTGAAACCGTATTTAGTAGTCCTTCTGTACTTTCACTAACAGGGTCTCGGCAAACTCGAATATTAGTCACAATATCATTACCGCATTTTGCGAGAATAGCTCTGACGCCAGGAGATAAATTTTTTCTGCTACTTTCATCTATCTTTTGTAAGTCGCTCAAACTTGGCAAATTCTTATAAATATGCTTACCAAATGATTTTACACCTTCGTATGCTTTACCAAGCAAACGTCTTATGTATTTAAACATTCCTTTATAATTTAAACCTCTTTTTAAAATCTGCTACACTATCCTTGAAGTCAGGTAAATTCCATAATATCCATCGTGATAGTGCCCCTGCGGTCATAGGGTCATTCCAATCTTCATTTTTCTTGTGGCGTTTTAGGTATAATTCTTTGCGCTTTTCATCTTTATGAATTGTAAAGTCCTCCATACCCTTCGCCCCGAAAGAAACAACTACCTCGTCTCGACCACATTCAACTTTTTCCTTTGCTTTGCACGGACAGGCCTTTTCCCTAAATACAGCATCAAATTTCTTTTTTGGATTACTTGATTCATCAATTCGGCAAAGTCGCATCATTTATTATCTTCCCATAATATAAAATGAGCGATGGTCGTAAGCAAACGTATGGAGAAGAATTATCTGATTTGCTATACGGACTCCAGATTACTACCAAAATTATGGAGAGTATCAATACGGAGCATAACTCAGGGAAGCGAGACCAAGGTGACTTTGAATCTCGCTGGGTCTCACAAAGCCAACTTTTCCTTCGTAATCTCGCAAAAGTAAAACCTCTTGTTGAAAGTTTTATTACTAATGGATTCAACAAGTTTACGCCTCTACCTACGGAAAAAATTGATGCTACTGAATAAACAATGGCGTCCTGGCTCTGTTCTGTTCCGAAAGAAGTTATTGAACCTACAACTATAAACACTGCTTCTAAACCCAAAAATAAAATGAAATATGCTCCGATGACTGTATTTAAGGCTGAATCAAAGACGTCGCCTAAAAGCATTAATCGTCCTAACCCTCTTGCTTCAATGTTTGGTATCTAATCTAAAGGTCGCCACTTTCTCGCATTTTATTTCGGCGATATTCATAATATGCCAGATTGTGTGGGCTATCAGCAGGTTCATTGTCTCTGTATCGCATTACTCGCTCAGGTCGGTTTTCTTGCACCTGCCGACGTGCTTCTTCTTTCTCAGCATTACGACCTGCCTTTTCTTGCTGTCGACGAATAGCGTTTTCATCTTTTATCGCTTGACGAGCAATTCTACGTCTTTCTAGTGTTGCTTGTTTATTTAGCGCCAACTGCTCTTCGCTCAACTTTGGTCTGCCTCGCTTTGCTGGTGGTTTCGTTACACCTTCTTCCATCATCGGAACTTTTATTTTTGCTGTCTTTTCACGAACCATGCGAATAGCGGGTTGCCTAAGAATTTTTGCTGCTTCTTTTTCTGGCAAAGGTTCAGGTATTCTCTCTTTCTTTGGGAGATACTTTTGCTTATAAATTCGTATAGGTGGAGTTTTTTCTGGTTCAAGAACATCACGCAAGAACGCATCTTTTACAAGTCGTTTCTTGCCCAATTCGTTTTTACGCTTAACAAGTAGTCCAAGCTCACCCTTAGAATACTTGCCGAGTTCCTTCTCTTTCATACATAAAGGATATTCACCTTTGGCAATTGGTTCATTACCACACGCAGTAGGATTTTTTGGGTCTCGCAGAACACTCTTTACATCCACCCACTTTTCCTTTCGCCATGTTTTCAGTTCTTCTGGATTCTTACCTTTATATGCTGCCTTCTTACTACCATATTTCTCTTCAAACGCCTTTTGATAATATTTCGTATAACCCATAGAACGATATGCGCTCGGTTTCTTGTATGATTTATTAACCTCGGCGACGACCTTGTCATATAGCGCCTTGTCCGTAGGTTCTGTCATTGCTTTGTCTCACCCCAACATTTTTAATGCCAAATTATTTTCTTGGAAGTAATACAAAACAAGATGACTGCCCCGCTACCTATGCGATTTTTTAATCCGATTAAAGACCTGTGCCAAAAGGTCAATCTTGATTATGAAACTGTAATAGCAACTGGCGGACTATCTACTGCTACTCGTAATGCTCTTGTTAATGCTGAAATACCCAGACCTATTCAAGAGTATAGCGAAGAAGAGCTAAGTTTAGTAAAGCAAAAAATTAAGGAGTATAATGATAAATATGGAATTCACGGACGAGATGTTGAAGTTACAGATGGAAAAATCACGGTCCGAGATAAAGGGCTTGAGCGGTACACTATGGGGGCTTATGTTGAGTATCTATGCCCTGACGATAGCAAGGTGGACGAATCCACCGCTGTATCAGATGGCGCACCGACTGAAAAACCTGTCGCAGGAGCAGGGGCAGCAGACACAATCTATTCAAAGGACTCCATCAAATATCTCGCTCCTCCACCAGGAATGCGAAAGTGGCAACCAGGAAAACCCATGTAATATATAAATGGATAGGGATATTATCCGTCAAATTTATTTTAAAAAGCGAGAAGAAGAGAGGTCTATAGCTCGAGAAAATTATTTTAGGACTATACCTTCCTATATTAAAGCATCAAAGAAAAAACAATGAACGAACAAAGAATTATTTTTCTACATCACTTATAAAAATGAGTGATATAGAGGAAGTTGTCTTAACCCGTGGAGCGTCTAAAACAACAGCAAAACCGAAGAAGGATACGAAACCTGAGATTGCTCGTCTGAAAATGAAGGAAAAGCGTGAGCGTCTCAAGAAGGAAAAGGAAGATTCTATGATAAACGAGGCGAAACGACGTTTAGCAGAGGAACTGGAATCCAAGAAAATTGAAGAGCAGAAGAAAAAGCATGAAGAGGAAGAAAAATTGAAGGCAGACCCAATTCATCAAATTCGTATGATGTTGGAAAAATTGACTGCTCCTGCTCCTGCTCCTACTCTAGAAGTAAAATCAAAGAAAAGTAAGGCAACACCAAAAGTAAAAACTGCGCCTGTGTATGTTGAGAGTGATAGTGATGTTGGCGACGAAGCTGAAATTGAAATTGAACTTCCAGTTATTCCAAAGAAGCGTGTTTATAAGAAGAAGGTTGCTGTTGCTGTTCCTGAACCAGAACCAGAACCAGAACCAGAACCCGCTCCTGTTCCAATGGCTAAACACAAACTTCCAAAGGCAACTAAACCTCCTCCTAAGCCACGTGCGCCACGCAAGAAGAAGGAAATAGAAGTTTCACCGACTACGCAATTTTATGGAATTGTTCCTGAGATTGAACCCCAAGAAATTTATTATACTCCTACGAATCCCCTCTTGGAAAAGATGGCACAGCGAAGGCGTATGGGTAGCTACTATTAATCTACTTCATTTTCTTATACGTAGTGGCGGCCTTCTTCAGAGCGGCGCTATACGTAGCCTTAGGGTCTTTCTTCTTCATCTCGGCGAAAGTTGCTTTTGCGTGAGTAATCCAAGCAGAGGGCATTTTTATAATACGGTGGGATTATTTCTTGACGGCATTCCAATTCCACCTTCAAGCATCGGTTTCATAGTGCGTCCAAGTTGTAGTTGACTACGAATGAAATTTGTTCCTGCTGTTTCCATCGGTTTATTTACCATGTCTGGATTGTAAGTTGTATTACCGACAATGTATGGAAGTGTGGGCAGAGGAGCAATTACATGTTGTAGAGGATTAGTGAACGCAGGAATTCCCCCTGGGTGTGTCAGATTAATATTTGCTGAAACACCTGGGCGTGTGCGTATATTATCCATTACAGCGCTACGCAGATTCGCTTTCGCAATTCCATCAAGATTATTAGGACGCATGTGAAGTCCGTCACGAGTTCGCATCATTTCTTGCCTACGTGCCATATCAGCAGGAGTGATTACCTGAGATTTAACTGGTTGTGCCATGCTATACATTTATTGCTTATCACAGAATATAATTTATCTGACGATTAGTAATAAATGATGAAGTCAGCGCTTCTCAAGAATCCAATTCCTACTGAGAGGATATTTTTCCGTCCTGGTGGTGACGGAGTTCCTATTCTTACTAAGAATTCTTCACAATCTACTTATGGAGTTCAGTCGTTTGGTCTTCCATCGGGTAATTCAAGTGGAGGTTCGGCAAATAAAACTTTCCTTGGTTCTATTCGCATGGGTGATGACGATGGTAATGGTCCTGCGTCCGCTATCGTAGGCGGTCCTGGTGATATCTTCTTTCCTTATCGTGCTCCTGAGCGTAGGTATCCCGAGGTTCGCTTTGAGAGTGTTGGTTTTAATACTTTTCAACCTGAAACAATTCAGACGGCGGCAGCAACTTCTGCTCTTCTAAAAGCTATTGGTGATAGGCAATTTAAGGCTGCTGAACGAGCGCCGTTTGAAGACTATTTTGCAGTACAAAAACTCGCAAAAGCGGTTGATGATGCGTCTCGTAATGCTGGTCTTGAAGATTTGGGATATTCTCGTGAAGTGATGCGCAATCTTGTTGCTACACGTCGTAAGGCTTCTGAAGATGATTTCATGCGTCGTGCTCTTGATGCTGGTATGTCTGCTGCCGATGCTCAGACTGAAGTTGACAATGTGCGCAAGGCAAATGCTCTGATGGAGACTAAGAAAGTTGATGATAGGGAGTATCAGTCTAAACTGCTTATTCAGCGTATCGCTAAGTCTCGTGGTATTCTGTCTGCCGTCAATGAACCGCTTACTTCCAGTGGTGCTATTGAAAATCCTCAGCTTAATGAGCGTATGGCAGATGCTTCTGGACAACCTGAGAATGCTTTTGGTTCTTCTCCTCTTGACCGAGACCGCATTTTCATGACACCTGATTTTTATAGGCGTATGCTCCGTCGCACTGGTCTTACGCAGGAGTCTGGAGATTTGGCGGCAGCTCTTGCTACTGCTACATCACAAGCAATTGGCGCTGTTCCTACTCCATCTATGTTGGCTGGTCTTGAACGTGAAAATGCTATTGAGCGAACTCGTGATGCTGTTGCGTCTCGTCTTGATGCTGCTTCTGGTCGTAAGCGTACACTACTTCCTCTTCCTCCGATTGCCGAACCTTTCATTGATGTTTTGCGTCCTGCTTATCGCAATAAAGCACCTGGAACACTTGCTCGTTTCAAAGATGAAGAAGTTCAGGACCTTAGTGCTTTTGGTTGCTTTGTGGCACTCAATCAGGCAATTGCTCTTGAACCTGCTAAACTCAGTGAATTGGTAGGAATACTCAACGAACAATCTCTTATTGATAGAAGTGCTGGTCGTGGTGGCGCAGAAGTTCCTCGTCGTGATATTCGTAGTTTCTTGCGTGAAGTTACAATTCAAGTTGTTGGAGTGCCTGAACTTAGTATTCCTTTTGCTGGTGAGAGCAGGGCGCTTGATGATATGTCAATTTTCAACATTCTTTCACGCATTAAGGGAAGTTCTCGTGGAGATATTCGGGCAGTACAATCACAAATGGGAGGTTATGGTGCTTTGCTTGAAGAAGCGTTTCGTGGACTTCCTGCTGGAGCACAACTTCCTCCTCCTGAAGATACTCGTTCTGCTGCTCGTCGTGCCGCTGATGATGCTCGTCTTAATCGCCCTGTACTTCCTGTTGTAGAAGCACCCGATGTTGCTATTGGTGAAGCGGCTCGTGCTGCCCCTGCTTTGGCGGGTGCTGGTGCTGGTGCTGCTCCTGGTCCTGGTTTTACTCGAGGACAAATCAACAAAATGAATGGTGAAGCTCTTCGTGCAACGGCGCAAGAACTTGGGTTGTCTGTCACTGGAAGCAATGCTGTTCTTAAAGATAGAATCCGAACACGTTTGGGATTGTGATAAAAGAAATCTATACTCTAATATAAAATGTCTTTGACGGCTGGTAATTTGTTTATTTCGTCGTATAACAACCAGGATAACGACACTTCTACGAACTTTACGATTACTCTTTCTGTTCCTGTGACAAGGGCAAAGCGTGTTCGTTTGCTCGGTGCTACTGTTCTGAATTTATTCATGCCGTTTGGTCCTAATGATAGTCTTTGGGTATTTAATGTGAATGGTACTGATTACACTATGACATTTGACCAGACTATTCGTTGGGCCACTATTGCTGATTTTCTCACATATGTAAATGGAACTCTATTTGCTTCAGCGAGTCCTTCTGCTGTTCCTGCGACTATGAATTATGCACCTTCTAGTAATCAAATTTATATTACTGCGAATACGCCAGGACAAGTAATTACTATGCCTGGATGGGCATGGAATAATCCGTATGGAACATCTGTTTCTTATAATGCCAACTATCGTCTTGGCTGGACTTCTATTACTCCTGTTTCAGCAACCACAACACTTTATGCCGATGGATTTCCTAATGTGTTTAATCGTACGAATGTGATTTACGTTACTACAAACTTGAGTGTAGATTCTAACAACGATGCCAACATTGGTAATATTCTTGGGCGTATTCCCATGACAAGTGGTTATGGTTCATTGGTGAACTTTGAAAATATTCATTCTGATTTTGGCAGTCCTGTTTTTCAACCCAATATAAAGGAGATTCAAATACGTCTTCTTGATGAAGATTATCAAACCATTGCGAATCCTAATAACGCATACTTCAACATTGCTATTGGAATTGAATATTAATCTTTCTTTCTGTAATACAAATGGGCACTAATTATGTTGTTCCTTCGTGTTCACCTTTTCTAATTAACGGAGTTTCAAGTCTTGTACCTGAAGAAAATATTCTTATAAATCGTGGTACTGGTAATGTTACTGTCAGTGTAGCGGCTTCAAATAGTTATGTAAGTTCTATTGAAGGTATTTCTGGAGCAGTACAATTTAGAGGTGTGGGTAATACTATTGGAACTCAGGGTAATCAACTTTATATAGTTCCTTACATTCAGAATATTGCCTCTGGTGTACGTGCACCCGTTTCAGTTAATGGTCAGGCGTTCACAATAAACTTTACCTAGCATATACATAAATGTCTATTGTCGATACTAACTGGGTAATTCCAAGTGCTAACCCTATTAATGCGCCTCCTGGTGTTTCTGCTGTTTCTGCTGGAACTGGAATAACTATTACTGGAACATCTCAAAATCCAGTTATATCTTCTGCTTCTGGAACTGGCGCAGTTCAATCAGTTGAAGGTCTCGTTGGTGCTATTGACCTTTTTGGTTCTGGTCTTGGTATTGGTGCTTCTGGACAGACGATTACTTTAACTTCTGCTGTTTCTTCTCTTGTTGCTGGTTCAAATTGTTCTATTCTGGAAAATCCTCCTGGAACATTTACTATTAATAATACAGCTCCACTTTCTGGAATTGGTACAATTACAAGATATTATTTTCCTATTAGTATCCCTCCGAGTCCTATAACTCGCATAGGTGCTGATGGTGGTTATGTTGTAGCACAAATTTATGGCCCTAATGTCGACCCACTTAAAAATTCATCTGTATTTTTTGAAATTAGGATGTCTGGTGTAGGCACTAAACTTCAAGCACCTTTGCTTCAGAATGTCATGAGGGCAGGTCTATTTGGTCCTACTGGAGAACTGATATATTACAACACACAGCTAACTACTAATATTGACGTAAACTGGGGCAATTCTATTTATGAAAATGCAAATGAAACTATCACTGGAACTATACCTATTGCTACTTATCAGGCTTATCAGTTCGGTGGACTATACTTGGGTTGGAACATTGTGTTTCCGTATAATTCTAACCCATTTTATAGCTTTACAAATTTACAAATGCAAGTGACAATTTATGCTATTACCTAAATAAAAATTCTTGGAACATTATAAATGGAATCCCAAAAGGAAGAGGTCAAGCTAACTTCGCAGCAACGCTACCGAATGAGCGATAAGTGTAAAGCAGCCCGACAGCGCTATTATGAGTCTAAAGGTCGTGCTAAGGCAAAGGAGTACTATCTGCTTAATAAAGACAAGATACTTGAGAGGTCTAAAGAGCGTTATGAAAACTCTAAAACTAATGACTTGAAGATTGACTTGCTGTGACCTAAAAGATAGCACAAAAGGAATACTCAGGTGAATAAAATGACTAATAGAAAAACGTTGTCGCCGCCACAATTTTTTCAGGGAATATAGCAAAGATGCGGCCCTTAAAATATACGAACGGGCAACGCCGAGACCTATACGAGCAGTATTCCGTTGCGTATTACGCAGGAACTATCGAGAAGAAGCAGTATCAGGCCCGTATTGCGAGACTAAATAAGCAGGAACTCGCCGACCGAGAGCGCCAAAAACTAAAGAAAATACGAGCACAAGCGAAAAAGTTTGCTGGTAAAATTAGACAGAAACAGGTTCAGTATATTCGTAGTATTGGTATTCGCAAGAACGAAGCATTGAGCGGTAGTGCTTTCAAAGACGCAGTTACGAGCGATGCTTACGATTTTACACCCGAAATTCATCTAACTTCCAAAGATACTCTCGCCAGTGAAACTGAGGTCGTAGAACGGGCAGTGGATTTGATGATGGAACAAATTAGAACCGATAGTTTTAAGCGTGTTCGGGGTAGAAATGTTCCGAGTTTGCTAATCTCTCTCCAGACACGGGTAGAGAACGGCACAGCTCAATTTTTTAGTATTGGAAAAGCATACCCTTATCCATTTGATTTGAGTCGGGTAAGAAACGATATTCGTGCAAAATTGCGATACATTATTGGTCGTGAGGAGTTTTACAATACTAAACTATTTCTCGTTAGTTTTATGATTAAGAAAGTTGAGGCAAAAGTTTATGTTCGTCGTGTTCGAGCGGGAGGTTGCGACACCGATACGCACAGGAAAAAATTTAACGACCTGAAAATTATGTCTCCAAAATCCAAGAATAATAACTGCTTGTTCGCATGTATTCATCAGTTCTTAAATGTAAAGAAATATGGCGACACAACACGTAAGGAACTTGGAATAGCTTTGGATACACCTATTCACATCAAGGATTTGACGAAGATTGCTAAGCATTATTCTATCAAGATTGCCCTGTATAATATGGACGCTGAACTGATAGGCAATTATGGCGACGCAGAAAAAGTTATTCACTTGCTACTCTTTATTACTGACGAGAATAAAGGGCACTATGTTATGATTGAGGGCGAAACTCATGTGTGCGATGAATGCGGTAAATATTGGGTTAATAAGCACAAATGTAATCTGCGACGAAAAATGTGGATTAATCGCATGAGCGGTAATCGTAGCGTTATACCCGCAAAAGTTGAACGGAAAGAAAAATTCAATGATGAGAATATGCTTTATTTTGATTTGGAAACTTTCAAACCTAATGGGAGCGATAAAATCATACCCTATGCGGTCAGTTGGTATAGCGATAAGACATACTATCAGGAATACGGCACGGAAGCGTGGGAGAAGTTCATTGCTTTCCTAATGGTTCAAAAAGATAAGATTGTGTGCGCTTATAACGGGTGCGGTTTTGATTTCCACTTTTTAATGGACGAGCTTCTAAAGCGTGGAGACAAGATTGAGAATGTAATTTTGAGTAGCAATCGTTTGATGACCTTTAAGTTCGGTGAAAATAATCGGTGCTGGGATTTGTGCCTATTTACTTTGTCGTCGCTCAAAGATGCGTGTAAATCTTTCGGTGTGAGCGCAGAGAACGCTAAAACTGAGTTTGACCATTTCAAGATTAAATCGTGGGAAGATGTCTATAAGTATCGTGATGAAGTAGAACCATATATAAAGCGTGATGTACTTGGTATGAAAGAAGTTTTTGATAAGTTTTCCAGTATGCTTCACGAAGTCTTCAAAGTTCACATGACGGAATTTGTAACCCTATCTTCCATGTCTTTTGCTATTTGGACTACATCGTTGAAAGAGTTAGTAGAACTGCCCGATACAACAAAATACAAGTTCATTCGTGAGAGTTTGTATGGAGGTCGCACATATCCAATGCTACGTGAATTTACATCTAAACATTATGACGAAATTGTAAACTCTAAATCTACTGATGAGCTAAAAGAAGTGTATAAGCGCATGGACGACTGGATTTTCAATGCTGATGCTACATCTCTGTATCCAACTGCTATGGTAAATTATGAGTATCCGCTCGGCAATAGCGAGTGGGTAGAAAATCCTGTGGATATTTCCAAGATTGGAATTTACGAGGTTGATATTGTGTGTAATACGAATTTACTTGTGCCTATTCTTCCGCAGAAAGACGGAAATGGTGGTATTAGTTGGAATTTGAAACCTCGTCGTGCCGTCTATACATCGCAGGATTTACAGAATGCTCTAAAATATGGATATACAATTATAAAGATACACAAGGCCCTCGTCTGGGAAAAGCAGGGCGACATATTCAACGAATACATTATGCGGTGCTATAAAATCAAAGAAGAAAACGATGACAATCCTGTTCTACGCCAGATTGGAAAGATTTTGATGAATGCTTTGTACGGCAAGATGCTTGAACGGGCTCGGTTTGAAGAGACGAAGTTGTGTAATAATATCGTTGATGTTTGGGAGTTCAATAAGCAATTTTGCATGACCGACGTTCAGTTTATCAAAGACAAAGTTGTTGTGATTGGTATGCCAGTTGACGACAATGTGAGCGTAAAAAGAATACGCAAACCTTCGCAGATTGGAACTTTTATATTATCATATTCTCGGACGCACATGCTTAACGCTATGAGCGCTATTTGCCCTACACTGGACGAGCATTTCTTTACTTATACTGATACGGATTCGCTACACATTCACGCTTCTAAACTTCCTATTCTGGAAGAAAAAGGTTGGTTATCAAAAGGTCTCGGACAGCTCAGCGATGACGCAAAAGGCGGTCGCATCTTCCGTGAAATCAACCTTGCTCCAAAACTTTATATGTATCTGTGCTTGATGCCCGATGGAAAGATTAAGAAGTGTATGAAATCTAAGGGCATTCCTCAGCAGTATCTATCGCCACATCTATTTGAGAATGCTGATGACCTTGATGATGACGAGAAATTAATTGTTATGGAGAACCGACTAAAGAAAGTGAGCTTAGGAAAGAATTTACAACTCGCTTTTCGTAAGTACGATGCGTTCAGTATCCTTAGTATCGATATGGAGCGCACGTTTTATAAGAACATGTGGGGAGGTATGGACTTTGACGACGGGCGATGGTATCCTAAGAAATGACTTGAGGAATAAGGTGGGGCTAATTCTAAAAAAGAGACCTAAATAGCGGTAAAAATCCTATAATTTTAGTGCCGAAATCCCTATGCGTTCATCGTCCCAAAAAATCGTCCCAGATAGGAGCATAACAACCCGATGGAATTGACCCCGAGCAGTGTTCGCCTATACGCTCACGCTATACCTTGCGATGATGGACGAGCATTTCGCACGATACGCTCGTGGCGAGAATGGATTACGCCAGACATGTCTCCGCTACTTAATTTTCTTGTTTCAAATGACGAGGTAGATGCCTATAAAAATAATCACGAATTAGGATTTGTGCGGGGGTGTATCAACGCCCGTCATACGCCAGAAGGCACTTTAATTTTTACGCCTGATATGAAACATTACACTACCGAGGTCTCTGGAATGCGGACACGCTATAAGTTTGACGGCGGTAAAATAAGATACGACCCCGATGAATGTTGGTTTTTAACATACCGAAACCTAAATACGCAATGCTTTGCGAAATATCGCCATGTTATAGACACGACGCAAGATAATATACTGCGAGACAATCACATGTGTCCCGTATGTATTGAACCCTTAACAGGTCTCCTTTTCAAATGCCCCGCAGAACATCAGGTCTGCCGAAACTGCTTTCATAATCTCGTCAGTCCAAAAATATGCCCGATTTGTAGAGCAAAATACGCTGTGGAACAATTAGTAAAATATTCTACTACCGCCCAAAACCGAGAACTGGTTTCCAGAGAAATACAATTTACAGGTAAGAATTACGCCAGAGAATTAAAGTTTTGTGGATTTTTGAAAAATCTTATTATCAACGGGTTTGACGCTACTCTCGTTCATGCTGGACTATTTTATTACCTAAACGAAACCCATTTGCCCCTGCTGGAAAATAAAGGCGACTATTCCGTCTTTACCTTTGAACTTTTGGAAACTCCCGCTTGGACTGCCTTTTTTGATTACCTAAAATCCGCAAAGTTTCAATTTACTTTATATAGCACGGCGAGAAATCTCATGTGTAATACTACATACTGCGAGACCGAATATTTGCTTCACATGGCGGAGAAATACGGCACAGACTTCCAAAATCAAATTATACAAATCTCACGAGACCCCACCCAAAAAGAGCGGAACAAAAGTAAGTTTAAGATGTATTTTGAGTTTGTGTTTTTGCGGAAACCTGAAACCTTTTTTAAGGAGACTATCCGCACGATTATAGAAAAGGCATTCGTCAAGAACGAGAGAAATTATTTTAGGAATTACGAACTGATTGAGCGTGAAGAACCCCCTGTGTGAAAAAATAACAGCTGTTCCGTAAAAAATAATTTTTGAAAAATATTAGGTCTTAATGACGGGAAACTGCAAAAATATTTTAACAAATATCAAAAATCTCCCGTGAGCGGTCAGGTGAGATTTTTGACTAATATGTTTTTTT